AAGTACCAAGTGGAGACCTTTGGCGAGGCTACCAATTTCGAGGAGGTTACAATGGAGTACGAAAATACTCGCCTTGTATTTAACAGCTTTATAGGAGGCGAACAATCTACTGTTTTTGCTCCGCCTCCTATACTTTCCTTCTCGCGTTCAAAGAAACTCATTGAAACGGAGACTAATGGTAGTACTATTGTAGAGCGTTGGAATACCAACGAATGGGAGATTACCATTCAGGGTATTTTGGTGGATATAGAAAACCACAATTATCCCGATAGTCAAATACAGCAAATAGTCACTCTTTTTGAACATAATGATATTATTAAAGTAGTTGGGGCACAGTTTTATGACAAGGGTATTGATAGCATTTATATAGATTCTATCACTATCAATCCTAAAGAAGGTTATAGTGATACTGTTGCCTATGCACTAAATGCTAAAAGTGTAAAAGAGGTAACATTTAACTTATTGGAAGGTGATGGGAAGTAGTTATTTAAATATCAATATTCGTATTACAGTAGCTGGCAAGATACAGTTCAACGCAGTAAAGCAAATAGAGATTGCCAAAAGTATAGAACTGCTTACCTCTACAGCAAAGGTAGAGTTACCTCGTGAGTTTAAGAACACCCGCAAGGACAGGCAGAGTTTTAGCATTGAACGCAAGAACTTGTTAGAGCTGATAAAGGTAGGCGATAGCATTCATATTGAAGCTGGTTACAACGGTGACTATTTTACCGAGTTTGAGGGATATATCACTCAAATAGGGGCAGATATACCGCTGTTACTCACTTGTGAAGATGAGATGTACCAACTGAAAAACAAGCCCCTTATTAATAAAACGTACGCTTCGGTAAGTTTGAAGCAGTTACTTAAAGACATTGCCCCCGACTATGAAACGGAGGTGTTGGATATGCAACTCGGCAAACTAATGATAGAGCGTTCCTCGCCTTATAAAGTGCTGGAAGAGCTAAAAAAACAGTATGGTGTTCATTGTTCTTTTAGAGAAAAAAAGCTTATTGCAGGGCTTAAAATAGATTTTAAATCAAAGGTGATACATCACTTTATCTTTGATAAGAACTTTAGACAAAGTAAAGATTTAAAGTACAAAACTAAGAATGAACGCAAGGTACTATTGAAAGCTGAGAGCTCACAAAAAGGTACTTCTAAAAAAGTAAGCTACCAATATGGGGAAGAGGGAGGAGGCGAACGCACTTTGCACGCTCCTACCAACCTTACATTGGAAGAGCTAAAAGCCTTTACCGAAAAGACTTATAACAGTTCAGTATTCGACGGTTACGAGGGGACTTTAGAGGGTTTTGGCTACCCACGTACTCAAGTGGGCGATACTATAGCCCTTACCGATCCTAACTATCCCGACAAACACCGCGACGGACTGTATTTGTTAGAAAGCGTAACTACCTTGCTCAACGCACAAGACGGCTTTAAGCGCAAAAGCAAGCTGTCAATGAAACTCTCAAACACTAATAGCACAGACACTACAGAACTATGGAACAAGCCCTTACAACCGCAATTACTACCCTAAATCATCGCAAAAAGCAGGTTACCTCTGTAGGTGTGGTGAGTCGTATCGAGGGGAATACCTGTGAGGTGGAGAGGGAAGATTTACCTCTGCTGTTAGATGTGCGTTTAAACGCTGTTCAAGGGGTATTTGAAAACTGTTTAAACATAGTGCCTAAGATAGGTTCGCAGGTGCTGTGTTTGGAGGTTGAGGGCGAACCCTCCGAAACCTGTATAGTTGGTTATACCGAGATTGATAGTATAGAAGTAAAGATTGATGGTGCAGTAGTGAAGATAGCTAAAGGGAAGATACAGATAAAAAACAATTTTGCTAACCTCAAACAGTTATTGAGTGAGTGGCTTACCGAGCTTAAAACGGTAGTGATACAAACCCCTGCAGGTGTTGGTAATTTTTCACCTAACAACGTGGCAAAGTTCAGTGAGTTAGAAAGTAAAATTAATCAGTTATTAGAATGATATGGCACGAAAAGACTTGTTGTTAGATACTGTAGGCAATTTAGTAATTGAGGAGGGTGATTTTGTAATTGAGTCCTCGGATATGCAACACATAAAGCATATAGTGGAAGCACAGAAAGGGGAATTTAAAGAGTTTCCTTTTATGGGGTTTGGTGTAGAGAACTACCTGAAAACAAACACTAACCCTTTAGCCTTTAAACGAGACCTAAAAATACAATTAGAATACGACGATTACAAGAATGCTACCATAGACCTCTCAAAAGGCTATGAAGAGTTAAAAATAAACCTATAAACGCACTATGGCACTAAACAAACAAGCCCTAACACAAGGCATTATCGACCTTCAGCAGGATATGCTTACCAAGACAGAGGCAAGCCCAAGAGAGTACGCCGAACGCTTAGCCTCCCTTATTCACGACTTTGTCTGCAGTGGCGAGGTAACAGTAGCTGCCGGTATCAGTGTAGCCACAGCAGGTACAGCCACTGCCCAAACGGGTGCTACTAATAGTACTGGAACGGGTACAATAAGTTAAAAACAAAATAATAATATGACAAAACTCAATTACATTTTACAAGGCTTTGGCTTTAGGGACTCTCACGACTTCCTACGCTCATCCTTTGGTCACACTTTTTCAATGCTATTTATCAAAATGGACGTTATACTATCATTACTATTTGCCACCGTGCACTTCTTATTTGGTTTCAACCATTTGTTCCTAACCGCTTATGTAGTGCTACTTATCTTTGAGTGGATCACAGGGGTACAAGCTTCCCGCAAGCGAGGAGAAAAGCACGAGAGTCGCAAGTTTGGGCGTATGTTATTAAAAATAGCCACCTATCTTGTGCCTATCTATATACTGCATACCTTCTCCGCCAATGTAGAGTTTCCAAGTCTTGGAGGCTTTGAGTTCGACCCCTTTCACTGGCTTTACTGGGTAGTACTTATAGCTATTATATGGCAACTGGTGGTGAGCCTCTTGGAGAACTTAGATTGTTTAGGCTTTCGCTTCGCTAAAGTACTGCTCAAGATTATTAATAAGAAGTTTTATAAAACCTTTGAGCTCAACGATAACGATGATAACAGTATTACATAATCAAAGCCTTTTAGACCTTGCTCTACAGCATACGGGTAGCATTGAAAGCGTCTTTGAGCTGGCAGAAGCTAACGCCCTTAACATTACCGATGAGGTAGTAGCGGGCAATACCTTAGTACTACCTACAGAAGCATTCACTAACAAAGATATATTAGCCTACTACACCGCAAAGAACTTGCAGCCCGCAACCGCCTTTTCTAAGGAAGATGAGCAAGTTTTCGAAAGGCTTGAGGGCATCAGTATATGGGCAATAAATCTTGATTTCGTCGTTAGTAGTTAGTCGTTAGCCATTAGCAAGCGACACAATCTAACGACTAATAACTAAAGACTAACGACTAAATATTATGGCACGCACTATACAAGAAATACAAACCCTTATTCTCCAAGCCAAAGCACAAGAACCTGCTTTGAATGAGCTGAACAGCACCTCCAAAGTAGCTATATGGCGCTTGTGGGTGTACATCATAGCTGTAGCTATCTGGAGTTTGGAAAAGATTTTTGACTTACATAGAGCGGATATAGACAAACGCCTTGCCGAACTCAAACCACATACTGCCCGTTGGTATCGCAGCAAAGCCCTCGCCTTCCAATACGGCTTTGACCTATTGCCCGACAGCGACAAGTTCAACAACCAAGGACACACAGAGGAACAGATAGAAGCAAGCAAGATAGTGAAGTACTCTGCAGTGATAGAAAGCAAAAACGAGGGGCGTTTGATAGTGAAGATAGCGGGTGAACAAGGCGAGCAGTTGCAACCTATCACCGATGCCCAAAAGCAAGCCTTTGAAACCTACTTACAGGAAATCAAAGACGCGGGGGTGCGCCTATCAGTGGTGAACTACCAACCCGATGTGCTGCACTTGCAAATGAAGATAGTATATGATCCTTTGGTGCTTGATAGTAACGGACAAAGTATCATTCACGCTACACACCCAGTAGAAGAGACTATAAAAAGCTACTTAAAACGCTTGCCATTTAACGGCGAATTGGTCTTAGCACACCTTATTGATGCGCTGCAACAAGCAGAGGGAGTGAAGATACCGCACTTAGTTCTCGCCCAAAGTAAGAACATCACCAGTAGTGGTGAGTATGGCGCGTTTGAAACCATTGAAATTAGCAAGATACCCACAGCAGGCTACTTCACGATAGATAACTTCAACGATATAACCTACGTTAGCAATGTATAACCTAAACATCGACAAACTGCTCGTGCTACTTACCCCTACCTTTTTGCGTAAGGCGAAGCTCATAGCGTGGTTGCGTATGTTGGCAGCACCCCTGCACAAGTTGCTATACACCTTTCAGCAAGCACGCCAAGCAGACTTGTACAACTTGGCACACAACAGCCAAGTATGCTACCTTCGGAAGGCTCTCAATGATGAGTTCGACAGCGAGCAGCGGCGTATCCGTATCGAGGACGGAAAGCAGAACGAACGGCTCTATATCTACCCTCGCAGTGCCAATAAGCCTTTGTTTTTAGGCAAAGTCTTCCTCTACCAACGAGGCGACTATATAGACGGCGGAGTAGATTTTATAGTAGTACTTCCTCAAGGGTTGGAGTACGATAGATACAAGTTAGAAGCCCTTGTGAACTTTTACAAGTTAGCAGGAAAACGTTGGACAATAGAAACTAAATAATATGAATAAGTTACATACCGAACACAATGCAGGCTACCCCTTTGATGTGGCATTTCTTGCCTTTATGCAAAACGCCTACAACCTATTTAACCATTTTGGACACCTCGCTGGCAATAAGGTAATTATTTCAGGGTGTGAGGAGGTAGGCAACACCATCACC